CATCTTGATCGTTAGGATTAAGAATCAATGATTCGTATTGAGAATATAGCTTATATAAATATTCGAATTTATAAGATGCGGAAGATAATCCAATTATTTTATTGTTTGGCCATTGTTTTCTATCTTCTTCTGTCATTTTGCCTTGAGCAATCATTTTTGTTTCAAGATCATGTATTTCTTGTCTTTCGGTTGGATTCTCAACAACAGACAAGAACGGCATAATAACCTCATTTAATACTTTTTCTGGCATTAATAAAAGCTCATCAATAATCATTCTTTGGAAACGGAAGCCGCGCAGTTTTTCGCCATCACCCAAAGGCAGCGCCGTTATTCTGCTTTGACCAATTTCCATAACCCATTCATCATTATTTTTGGAAACCCTTGTGATTGCTTGGGATAGAAATACAGCTTTTGGGCTGCGAGAAATTTCTTCTATTTTTCTAAAAATCATTTTAGCTTGTCTAAAAGATTTACTAATGATACCTATATGAATGCCTTGGTGTAAAATGGCATCTAATACTGCAAAAATTGCAGTTGAGAAAGATTTACTCATACCACGACTCCATATGCCTAAAAAGTAATCAGTTTCCATCATAGCTTTAATTGACATATGTTGGAATGGAAATAATTTAACTCCAGTAATTAATTCTGAAGCAAATGATGGGTTTTCTCTTAAAAATTTATAAAATAATATTTTAGCTTCTGTATCTTCCAAGAAGCCTTCTTTATTCATCAATTCTTCATTAATTTTAGGAAATCTTTTTCTCCTCTTTTGTACTCCTGTTATCCAAGCCATATTTTTCTATTCTTTTTGACCAAAAATACTGCATATCAGTCTTCCATAAGGATTTTCCGAGTATCAATAATTTTGGTATTAATTCTGCACTCAAACCTCTAGAGCCACTAAAGACAAATTGACAACAATTGCTGTAATCTCTTTGTAGCTGCCTCATGTTATGAAAAACATAATTAAGGTTGAATTTTTTATAACTATTTTTGTTGTATTCATCCATCTTATGAAGGGGCGCTTCTATAACAATAAATAAATAACAGCCTAAACTCCTGCACCTCTCCAACTCTTTAACAAATCTATTGTAAGATGATGTAACTGTACCACAGAAGTCATTGAAAGATTTGCGGTCTACATAAGTATAATCATATTTATCTCCAGAAACAGCATAATCTCCTATATCTAATTTTAAAATCTCTGATTTATTAAACCATAATGGTTTTTGTTCTCTAGTATCAATTAGAATTTTTATGTTTGAATAATCATTCCAAAACTCTTTGGGTAATTTTCCATTAAACATTGGTTCGATTAAACATTTTTTACATGCATCAGTATAACTCCCAAAGTATTTTTTATACATGTCAATATCAGGCAAACCAGCAGTCCAAAGCTCAAGAGAACTTAAACCTGAATTAAGATTCTTTGCCTTAATTCTCCTATCCATTAATTCGATGATATATTCTTTAACATTTATAAAAGATGCTTTTTCACACCATTCTTGAAGTTGTTTTGGTTGAGAAAAATCTTTTTCAAAATAATCATCATAATTTTTGAATGGCAATAACTCACCTGTTAATTTATTTTTTCTTTGAAAATGCTTTACATAATAGTCCCCAAGAAGCATATCGTGTTTTTTGATATGCGTATGAAGGTTTTTTAAACCAGGAAATTCCTGATTACACTCTTTGCATTTAAATGACATCATCTTGATATATTCCTAAGACCCTAGCTTTCCATTCAGACATCCCCTCTAAACGGTTGGCCTCTTCTTTTACTAATTCTTTTTGCATTTCTGCTATACGAACCATGTTTTGTCTTTCATCTTGTTCTTGAAATAATTGAACTATTGATAAAATCGAAGCATTTTCTTTTTGTCTGCTTTTCATTCTTTCAGCTCTATCGCCTTGAAGTTTTTTTGTTAAATTTTCTATGCGATTTTCGCATTGATGGTATTCACTGCTTTTTGCTTTAATTATTTCTGATAAACGAACACTCATTTCGTTTTGATCGTCAGCTATATCAAACATTTCATTTAATTTATTCAAATGACAACTAATCACTTCCAAATTAATGATTTCCTTGCAGACATTTAAATATAAATTAATTTCATCTGCAGTTAAATCTGGCTTATCCCATGTCAAACGGATAAATTCCTGCTCAAATAATTCACGATCACCTTTTGACAAATAGTTATTTACAATCTTAACGAATCTAGAATTATTTAAATTAATACCCAATCTTTCGACACAAATTTTCATTGGTCTATTTAATTTTGCTTCATCTAAATTCATCCCAGTAGCATCATTAATCTTTTTAACTATCCTTGGGGGTGATTTTGGGGCTATATAATCATTTAATGCCCCAGAATCTTGTGATGGTAGAAAATCAGGATTTATTTCTTTAATTGCTTCTAAAACACTCCTTTGTTCGTTGCTTAAAGGCTTTACATCTCTATCTGGAAAAATTATTTCAGCTATTTTTAAAGAAGATAAGCCAGCTTCCGCTTGTTGTATAATAAAATCTTTTTGTTGTTGTGAAAAATTAATTTCATCTTTTTTTGGACGACGACTTGTAATAAATTTAATTTCATTTTCAATTAAAAATTGACGAACTAACCGCCCTTCTTTGGAGCGACCATCTAAATCATCGTTATTAAAGCATTTTTGAGTTAATTCATTTAAATTTGTATTATTCTTTGCTTCTTTTGCGATAAATTCTTGTTGTTCTTTAGTTAGGTTCATGAATAATGATATCAAATTTTTTAATTATTTCCTCAGCCTTGGCTTGAAATGTTTTTTTAAGATTTTTGACTTGGCGATAACCAGCTTTTCGTTTTTTTTCATTAGTTTTGTATCCCATAAATTTTGCCACATCTTCTTCATTGCAATCTTCGAAAAATAACATCTTATAAGCTTTATAATGAATTGGATTTAGCTCTTTTTTCATATATTGATTTAATTTCTCTACAGAAGATTCATAACAAAAATCATCATCTGGCTTAGAACAAACTTCGCTCATATGATTTTCTATAGAAAGTGTAGTTTTAAGCTCTAATCCAACTTTTTTTTGACTTTCCCATTTTTCGTATAATTTGCATTGTGAGTCTTGCAAATTACTTGCAGTTATGGAGCATTTATCATCATCAAGACTAAATTGACAACCATTACATGGCTTTATATAATTACCATAATGATTTCTAATTAAATTTCTAATCTGATTAGAGATGATCCTACCTATCCATGGCTCTAATGGGCGTTCTTGATCCCACATATGCCATTTTTTATGAATATGGACCTTAATTATCTGTTCTACATCATCAAAATCAAACCAGTTAATGGCATTTAACTGCCATTTTGCTCTTTGTCTTTTGATTGAAGAATCTATGATTTCAGAAAAATCCTCAAATTTATATTTAGGCTTTCTTTTCATCAATAAATTCATCTACAGAACGGTTTTTACGCCCTTTGAATGCTTGGGTTGGAGTGCCAAATAAATTTCCTAATGTGAACGATGAATTTTCAGAAAAATTTTCAATTTCAACTGCGATTTTTCTTAAGTTCGGTATATCATCGATATCGGTTTCATCTTCTTCAAGATCAATATCCAATTTTGGCACAACTTTTTTTTCAACCACTTGGCTCGAAGCGGTTAGAGACGATAGTGAATTACCACACTTTGTACAAAAGTTTGGTTTTGCTAAATTATATTGTATCTTGTTCCCGCAGTTAGAGCAAAATATGTGATTCATACTTATTATTTATAAGTATTTTTTTATTTTTTTCTAATTTTAAAGACAAAAACAGTGCATCTTGTTGATTTTTTATTAACTTTTCGCAGTTGAGCGTAAGATTATCTGTTTTATATAATTACACTTTTATTGCTTACTAAGTCGGGCGATAATAAATTTTAAAATTTCACTTCTTACGATATCTGATTCATTAAATTTAAATGAACGTATACCATTACTTGATGATTCGTCGTCATCAAATAAATTAAACATATGGCCGAAGCCGCTTTTTATAATATCGCTTTGCATGAAGTCGCCGCAGATAATTATTTTTGTATTTTCTCCAATTCTAGTAATCAATGTGGTTAATTCTTTTAAAGTGAAGTTTTGAGCTTCATCAGCAACAATCAATTTATTTTGCCAACTTGCACCTCTTAAAAAATTAATTGGAGCCGCGCCAATTCTTCCATTTGCTTTTAAAAACGCCGCATCACCCTCATGTATAATTTCTTCAAGTTTATCATATAAGGGCATTAAAAATGGATCAAATTTTTCAGCTATATCGCCAGGAAGCGCTCCTAATCCTTTATCTGCGCTTTCAGCTATACTTCTTATGTATAACAAATCTTTTTCGGGGTCTGCTTGCATTAACTGCAAACAGCCATAAAGAGACATATATGTCTTACTAGATCCCGCTGGTCCAGAGCAAAATATTATTTTTGTTTCTTCATCAAGTAAAATATCTAAAAAGATTTTTTGTTTTGGTGTGAATTTGAATTTTCTTGATTTGAATTTTATTGTTCGTTCAAAGGCTGGTTGAATCTCCAATGAACCCGTCTCCCTCTCATTTTTCTTGCGAGCCATGTTGTATTTATTTACACTAAAAACTCTTTAATTGATACTTCAGTCATCAAAGAATCTCCTTCTTGCATTTGTATTTTTTGGGACAATATTTTTGATCCTGCATTCATATTTAAATAAGCAGTAATTGAACTGTTGCTATGTTTTAATGCCACAGTAACTGGAGAAGTTAATTTCGCGCCTTCTTGATTAATTATTGATGATATATCAGTAGAACTTATATCCATTTGTCTTTCTATTTCATCTAAAATCATTGATGATGGCATAATTGAACCAATGCCATATACTGGCGTTCTATTGCATGTTACTTGATATTTGATTGAGGATTGAATTTCACTAACTATATTATTAGCCCCAATTACATTGCATGTATGACCATGAATAATATTATCAGCAAAACTTATAGAACCGACGAAAGAATCTACACCATTGATTTTTTCTGATATGCCACCCCCAGTCGGTGGATCATTACATATAAACTCAGCTGTAAGCTGGACAGGTCTAAAAGGATCTATGCTTACTGTATAATTACTTAAGTAGCATTTATCAAAAATACTTTCTCCAATTTTTATTGCATGATAATTATCTCCAGTAGCCTGAGTGAATATTATTTTCGCGGCCCATGATAAATCTGGTATTACAAATCCTTCTATATCACTTCCTGGTATATAAGATTGAAAGCTAACCCTGCAAACTAAAGGGTTTGGATGAGTAAATTGGTCGGATTGATTTATTGATTGATTTATTTTTCTTTTGGCTTGACCGCCAGCGGACATATCTATAGATACCTGAGATGCCATCAAATAATAGTTATTATTTATTGTATTTGGATTTTGATTTGCTGTGCCAACAAAAATAGGTAAATCTCTATATATCATACTTAATGATTACACTAAATATTTTATTAGGTTTTTTGAAATTAAGTGGCGGATTTTTTTTGAGGCCAACGAAAATACTAATATTGTAATTTTTAGGGGAGATTGAAAAAAGTGTCCCCCCCCCGCCTGTCACGCAAACGACTCGCAGTTTTTTTGAGAAATGGGGGAGGGTGTCAAGTGTTTTCTTTAGAATCTCGCAAAATTCTTTTCGAAAAAAAACGATTTTTTTTGTTGCGTTTGTGGGGGAATCTGGTAATGTTCTTACATGTCAAACGAACTCCAACTCCTCCGCATCGGTGATGTAATCGAATCCAAGCAAGGCAAATTCAAGGTTGCCGACATTGTAGAAGAACAATGGTATGAGCCTTGGGTTGTCTTGGTAAAGTGGAACGGGAACGCTTGGGAAGATACGAGAATCCAATTCAAAGACCTCTGAAAATAAAAAATCTTTTTCCTTGCTCTAACTTCAAAATCTGCTAACTTTCTCTCATGTCAAACGAACTCGCCAACCTCTATAGCGCCGAAACTCTTGCCGCTCTTGCCGAACTCGAAGCAGTCGCGCAACGCTTTGAGCAACTGGCAATCCGCACGGGTGAAAACGCCCAAGCATTCATCGAAGAATGCCGCGAAATAAAATGGGAAAAGTGAAAATTTTTCTTGCGTTCTCTCTCTCACCTGCTAACTTTCTCACATGTCCAACACAACTACCATGACCGCTCCAACAATCGAATCCTTCACCGCTCGCGTTCCAGTCGGAAGCCTTACCACCTACGGCATCTTCCTTGGTTTCGATGATCAAAAAGCAACCTTCAAAGGCCGCATGAAAACAGGTTTCAAAGATGTCTTGGAAGTTGTCTTGAATGCCAAGCTGATCGGTGGCAACTTCACCTTGGACAAGGTGCAAGTGACAACGCCCGAAGCAATCGCGCAACGCAACAAGGCGAACGCCGAAAGCATGAGCGCATTCTATGAAGCTCGCCCCGACCTTCTCAATGACTAACACACAACCCACAAACATACACACACCATGAAACACACACTAGCAATCCTTGGCTCTGCCATTGTCACCATGTCGCCCGTCTTTAGTCTTTGCGCCTTCTGTATCTACGGAGGACGAAGCGAAGTGTTTGACGCTATATGCTTCTTGACCTTTGGCGCGACTATGTATGCGCTTGCACATCTTCAATCATACATCAAACATAACTAACACATGAGCGCACGAAACAAAGCACGAAAGATGATCAACGCACAAGTCTACGCCATCACAGGCTTGTCACTCGATGATCTGCCCGACACCGCTCTTCTATGTGATCACATGGATACATTGGAAGAGATGATAGAAGAAGCAGACAGCATGACTCCCATGAGTGAGCTTCTCGACTACGCACAAGAAGCCGCAATGGAAATCTTGGAAGAGGAAGGGTATACCGCATGAGTGAAGAACTACATGACATAGTTGCAAGCGCCGTGTGCTTTACTACTACGCTTGTAGTAGTATGGCACATAGTGCATAGCATAACTACATTGCCACTGCCTCTGTAACTCGTTGATAATGAGTGAGTTACGGGGCGCGGCCCCCCGCCTCGCCGTAACTGCTTGAAAATGAATGAGTTACGAATGCGCGAATCATCATGCTTTGCTCAATCTGTCAAGAAAAAAACACAGAAAAAATGCAGAAAAAAAATAAAAAAACATGAAAAAAGATGTTGCGTTTCGTCGGCCCCAAGGTTATACTTTGCGCATCAACCAACCACACTACCACATGACCAACACCCTCATCGCCGCCGCAGACTTCACCGCCATTGATCGCCACTATGGTTTCAAAACAGAAATCAAGGCTGGTGAAAAACTCCCCAACCCAAAAATGATTCGTATCATTGAAAATGAATTTTTCTGGATTGACCAAGCTGGCAACCGCGACACAGAGACTCTCCCCATTGAACTTCTTGCAAAATAAAAAATCTTTTTTCTTGCTACACCCCGAAAATCTGCTAACTTTCTCTCATGACCAACACCACTACCACCGCCGCCTTGTTCCGCGCTACTAAAAACTTTACTGTTGCTTACTGGCACAGCAAGCACACCACCAAAATCACCAAGGGCGAAACGATCATGCCAAACGAAAATTTCCGCATCTTGAATGGTTTCTTCTTCTGGGTTGAGCGTGTGAGCAATGAGCAAACCACGCAAATGACAAAGCCCTTGCCCATCGAATTGATCGAAGAAATCTGAAAATTTTTCTTGCCATTCTCTCAAAATAAACTAACTTTCTCTCATGTCCATTGACCAACTCACCCACACCGATTCAGTCGAACTGCTCGCCGCATTTCACGAAGCCGCAACGCAAGCCATGTATGAGTGGCAAGCCGAACAAGCCGCCGAATACTTTTCTTCACTTCTTGAAAAATAAAAGTTGACGCAATTCGAAAAATCCGCCATACTTCTCCCGCAACAATAAACAAAACAAAACACACCATGAACATAAACTACCAAGCATCCGCACTCGAAATCGCAAACGCACTCGTCGGCAAAACCGTTCGCTACTTTGCGAATGATTCCAAAATCAAAAATGATGGCGTTCGCGTCTTCAAAGTCGAGGCAGTCGATCATGTTTCGATTGGCAAAAAATCGGGTCGTCGTTATGTCACTATCCTTGCCAAGGATGTTGACGATGGCGGCGAAAGCAAGCATCGCAACCTTCACCTCGCGGGAATTGATCTCGTCGTGTGAGTGGTGAAAGGTGCTGGGCATCACACTAAAAGGCCCAACCCTTCAACCTTAAAAATAAAAAAAA